CCAGGCGGGTGGCTGGGGCGGGTGGAGTCGAACCACCAACCTCCGGGGTAACAACCCGGTGCGCTGCCAGTTGCGCTACACCCCAGGACACCACGAAGATCCCTATCCTGATTCGCCACCCGTGGGGGGGAGGCCTGGAAGGCGGTCTTTACGCGACTGGAGAGCCGCACGGATGTGCTTCAAAGGGATGTTGGGGAAGTGCTGTTGAGCCTCTTTCCGGCTGGGGTGCGTTGGCTGGGCATCCACCCATTCCCGAACGAGTTGTCTCTGTCTACGGCTGTCCACCCGTCACTTCACCAGTTCGTCTGGGGTGAACAGCCCGAACCTTCTGGGGTTCAGGACGGAGGCACCTATCGTGCCACCCTTCTCCACGATGTAGTCGGTGGAGCCTCCAAAGGCAGCCTTGCCGTCGCTCTTTGCCTTGGACTCGTTTGGGTACGGGCCGTAGGTGTCACCGTCCTCGGTGCTGATGTACCACTTGTTGGGCTTGAGGTCTTTGATGCCCTTGGGGCTTGCAGATTTCTGTGAGGCCCACCGTCCGTCATTCCAGCGTTCCAGATTGTGCTTGCGTCCGTAGTAGTCAAGCCACTTCTGGATGTCTCCCTCATCCTTCGACCGTGCGACCCCAGGCGGGGGCGAGACATCGACCGCCCTCAAGCGGTACTGCCGATGGAGCATCTTCTGGAACAAGGGGGAGGCTGCCCCCATCATCTTCCTGACCGCAGCCGCCTTCTTGCCGCAGCCGCACTGACCACCGCACTGGCATGGCCCACCGTGCTGACACGGGTGGTACTCCTGATCTCCTGGGACGGCTGCATTACCGTGTCCGTAGTCGGGCTGGAGCATGAGGGGGCTGCCGCTGAAGGCCATGCGTCCTTGTGGGAGGTTTTTGATCATGCTGCCAACCGGGGCGGTCATGTTCCTGACGATCTCCTTGAACGTGGCCTTGTCGCCTCTGAATGTTGCATCCCAGTGGTCTGTGTTCTGGTCGTTCCACACCTTGACCGTTGCTTTGACACCGACCATGCCGACTGTTTCGACTGTCGCCTGAAGTGTGACACCCCTCTCTCCTCCAACCTCGCCCTCAAGGGTGGCTTTCCGGGCCGCCCCGGAAGAAGTTGTGGAGGGTGTTCCGCGCACCCACTTCCCGAAGGCGTCATCCAGAAGGGCTACAAGCCATCCGTCAATAGCCTCGGGCAACGTCGAACGGTGGAATAGGCGTATGAAGGCAGACGTGTCCCCGGCCACGCGGGGAGGCCATTGCTTGCGGTCCTCGATGACCTTCTTGTGGAGGCGTTTTGCCTCTTGCTCCGTCTTGCCAAGGATCGCGCTGCCGTCGGGAGCCACACCAGCAAAGTACAGGAGATCACCACGACGGTTCTGCACCATGTCACCGAGTCCAATCACTTTCTTGCGGCTGGGTTTGGCTTCCCCGTACCACACTTCTACTGGGGTCAGACCCTGGCGCTTCAGCATGTCGGCTGAGGCCACTATCGAGGGCGGTGCGATACGGGCTGCGTACCTGAGTGCCACACGAGCGGCGATGCCTTTCTTCTTCATCTTGCCCTTCCAGTAAGACTTGGCATCGGAGCGAGCCTCGGGTGATTCCTTCTTGTTCTTCTGCCGCCAACCAGGCATCTGCCAGTCAGCGAGACCGCCGCAGAAGGCTCCCGCACCGTCGCCAAAGGGCTTGGTCATCTTGTCGATGCAGTCCCAGACCTTGTGCTCTGGAGTGCCGCCCGTGAGTGTGCCCCAGAACTTCTCGACGGACTTGTCCGTCCACCCTTTGGGGAGTTTCTTCCACTTCTTGGCCACGCGAGCAGCGGAGGGTTCCATGACGAGGTCTCCTGCTGCTTAGATGAGGATAGGAGCACTACCGGATCACAAAGCGTTGTTGTCCTCCCCCGGAGGACGGTTTGAAAGCAACATCGGGAACTGCCCCAGGTTGTTCAGGTTGATGTCTGAATCGGCGGGCACCCGTCCGTCTTCCTCGGCGGTGCGGAAGGTGCTGTCGAACAGGTAGACCAAACACGGAACGCTGTGGTCCTTGTTGTACTTAGTGGACGACCAGGGGGTGTCTCCGACCGACCCCCTTCCTTGAGCCTGGACCATGATGATGCGTTCCTTTCGCAACTGCTCCCACAGGTCGGCCAGTTTGAGGATGCGTTCTTCAAGGAGGATGCGCTTCTGGTACATCTCCTTGATGAACGCCTGCCTCGCCATCCCCATGTTCACGCTTATGACCTGGGTGTCTGTGTCACGGGTTCCCCCGATGCGGGAAGGCTTGTACTTGTCGATGTTGCTGTCCTCGTCCTTCTCCTGCCCTTGAAGGGAGTAGGTAAAGCCCTTCGGGTAGGCGAACCCCATTCCGGGGAGGTCATCGTCGTTGGGGTACAGGAACAGGCTGATGTCCAGCGGGTTGCCTCCCAGCGTGCAGTAGGCTGTGAGCAGTTTGCCGATGCTGCTGGTAGGAGAGCCGTCCACAACCACGCCGAAGCGTTCCTGGGTGACCTTCTCGGTCACGGAGTCGCGCCCGTAGAGGAGTTCAATCTTCCCGATCCGGTTCATTTCTGCTGTGATCACCTGTGCGCGAGTACCGAAGTCACGACGCTCGCGAAGGATGAAGGCTCTGAACGCACGCCACTGACCTTCACGGAAAGTGCCTTGGTAGGAGAATGATGGCATTATTCGCTCGCTCCACCGCCGAGGATCATCTCGATGATCTCCAAGATGATGGCGGGAAGGCCGCCTGTCATGACAAGCACACCACCCCCGTAGGACATCGGTGAGTCTGAGGGTTTGTTCCCGGCGGTGACCAGACCCTTCGTGATCCCATCCGTACCGTTCTCGACCAGCAGCAGCCCTGAGAAGGACGGCAGATCGAACATGGTCAGGGAGTTCAACAGCGCCCGGATCATCTCGATGAGAGCCTGGATCTGGTAGATGCGAGCCTGGATTGCCTCGATGTAGGCGATGATCTTGTCGATCAGACCCTGCAAGCCATCGAGGATCGCCAACAGGAACGCTTCAACCTCCACCATCAACTTGTCGAGAGGGGCCAACGCCTCGTCAAAGAATCGAATGGTCTTCCAGTCGGACTCGCTGGGGGACTTGGCATTGGCAGCACCCACCACAGCGAGGATGGCACTCGCACTGTTCAGGATCTTGCCGCTCTCCCACTCCAACAGGAGTTTACGAACGAACTGCGCTTTGAGGTCGTACCGCCCGACTGAGGCCATCGACATGTTCGTGGCCTTGAACACAACCGGCGTGGTGTCACAGTAGCCGTCCCCCATGAGAAAGGCCGTCTCGCTCCAGCCCCGTTTGGCGTACAACTCCGGGTACGTGCCTCCGCTGGCCGTGAAGCGTTCAGGGAAGATCCCACTACGGTCAGGCCACATGCCTTCAGTGCTTCCAGACCCCAACCTCAGGCGTCTCTTGATCTCGGGAGTGCCGATCCCAATGGGGCTGGCTGCCAGCCCCTGGTTGGGGTCTTGGCTTGCCACGGTCTCCAGGATGGTCATGTCCGGCAGGCTGCTGCTGATCTCAGTCCACTTGAAGTCCAGGAGGTTGGCTACGTCCTCAGCGAGTGCTTCCGCTATGCTCTCCGGGGGCGGTTGGGAGAAGAACCTGTCCAGTATCCAAGCCGACTTTTGCTTCACCCTCCTGCGGAACTTCTTGGAGTCGGTCGAGGCTGTATAGAACTCGTCCTTCACCTTCATCGTAGTCAGGAAGTCTTTGAGGCTTTCCAAGCCCGTCTGATAGCCGTCGGAGTAGGTCTTGACCGCCCCATTGATGATGGTTTCTTCCTCGACCACGTTGCTGTCTACGAGTGTGTAGTCAGCACGGACAAGCAACAGCACCTCCAGGGCTACTTGAGTCGCCGTGATGAAGTCCAGCATGGTGGCCGAGGGCATACTGAACACAGTAGGGGCTGAGGCCTGTCCTATCTCTTGGGGGCTTGGTTGTTCGGACCCCGTTGCTGCTGGAGGGCCGGGCCGAGGACTGAACAGTGCTTTCGAGTTGCCCTTGATGGCCTCAGTTCCCCAGGTGATCAACTTGCAAGCATCAGCGGGTATGACCGCAGGCGCGTCTGGAGTCCCATCCACAGCACTCAACGCTTCCACGTAGGCGTCCGTGACGGGCCGGACACGGGCGTAGAAGGTGTAGCAGTCCTCCGTTACGAGTTTGACCTTGGGCAACCCTCCCGAGGTGGAGCCATCTGCTTCCACGGTGAACATCTGTGGAAGGTCCGAATACTTGATGGTCGTTGAGTAGGCTTGCATGGGGGCGACTTTGTTGAACTTCGGCAACTTCAGGTAGTACGTCGCCGCGCCAATGGGGATGCTCCCGCTCCCAATGAGTTTTGAAGGTGGGATCAACGGTGTGTTCTGGTCCAGTGACAGAAGCAACCTGTTGGCTTGTGCTTTGTCTCTTTCCACGTCCGTGTAGCCATCCTCCTCTGTGGCGAGGTCACTGACTCCCCCAAACAGACGCAACTCGGTGCCTGTTTGAGCCTCAATGCCCACTGCTGGCCAGTACTTGACCGTTGGAGCACCCGATTCCGTCTCCTCGCTATCTTCGGGACCCCCCGTGTCCTCCCAGCGGAAGGAACGAAGACCAAAGCCGTTCGGCATCGTCGAAATGTGGACCAGAAAGCCCCCAGGAGGCTTTGAGAACAGTCCCCCCGTGCCGGGCATCGTCCACTTCAGGGTCACAGCATCAGGAGCGGTGTCCAGGCCGTCCGGCTTCTTGAACAGCGCCGTAGAGAGTCCATAGGTGCCCAGCGTGGCCTCGGGCGGTGTCGGCTGCGGGAAAGGGGCCGGTCCTGTAGCAGACCGGTCCCCAAAGAACGCCTTGATGCGGTTGATCAACTCGATCAGGGCAAAGAGATCACCCGTGGACAGGTAGCAGAACAAGCCGAGGGCCACGGACCTCGATGAGAAATCCGGGCGGCCTGGGTCTCTGCGGTTCAGGAGCCTCTTGAGCATCCGGCGTTCATAGGACTGGAAGCCTCCCAACAACTCCGGGGCACGGAGAGGCTTGATCGTGATGAGGTTCCAGTCACCCGTCATGTAGAGGCCCATCTGCCGCAGGTCGTGAATGAACGCCCGGATCTCCTCGATGATGGCTTCGACGATGGCCCGGATGGGATCAAGCAACCCGACCAAAAACACCTTGATGACGTTCAGGACGGTGTTGGCGATGTTCAACAGTGTGATGACGAACGCCAACACCGAGTCGATAGTCTGGATGATCGCGTTCGGGACCACCATGATGAAGTCCAGGTTCGGCTGGAGCGTCACCCAATCTTTTGGTGTTTCTGCCATGCCCTATGACCCCCCGCCGTGCTTCAACCTCTGAAGTTGGACGTGAAGTTCAGCGACCATCTTCTGGTCGTCTTCCACCTGCTTCTGAAGGAGTGTTTCCACCTGCGCCAGAGCCTGCTTCTGGCGGTTGACGATGGGAGACTCGATGTTGGTCTGCGCCTTTGTGTCACCCCATTTACCGTTGAAGGGGATGCCCATCTCTTTCAACTTCTTGTGGATTTCGTCCAGATCACTCATGGTCTCTCCCGTTACCGGCTTCGTAGAGCCACACTACCGACTACGCCTTGTCCAAGCCCTTCTGTCGTATCAGAGCCTCGCGTTGCTTCTGCAACCGGCTCGCCAGTGTGCGTTTCTCTCGGGTGGCGTTTCGGATAGACCCATCTGAAGTGTTGGAGCGGAAGGTAATCCACCCGTACCGCTGGTTGCGGAACAGGTCATCGGTGTTCAACACCGCGTCAATGAGGTCAGGCTCTACAGGTCGTTGAGAGTAGTCTCCTGTGGCGAACTGGGTGTAGCCGTCGTTGTCCAAACGGTAGTCCAGGCACCAGAAGCGTCGGTCAAGGACCGAGAGGCAGTCGGACATGTTGGCGAAGGGTGTGTCGTGGGTGAGGCCTTTGAGGCTGTCCACCACGAGGTTCGACAAGATGCCCAGCCCTGCGGTCGTGTCCGTGTTGGAGCCAACGTCTTCGATGTGGTCATCCCTCTGGAAGACGTAGTAGTCGCCGCTCTTGGGCCACAAGACATTGATCTCGTCGATCCAGGAGAGCATCCGTTCCCGGATGAACAGGATCAACTCCACAGTGTCCTGGGAGAAGATGCTGTTGGGGCGGATGATCTTGTAGCCGAAGGGTCCGATGCTCTTGTATCCGTCGTCACCCCAGGCTGTCGTGGGCCGGTCGTAGTAGGAGTCCCCAACTGGGCCAGCCGTGAGGCGAAGGTCTTGCTGGTCTTCCACCCCTGTTCCGTCTACACCTACAGGTTCGGTCAGCCAGGAGCCGTGGATGGTCGGCATGACGACGTACTCTGAATCCGAAGCACCATCACCAAAGAGTTCCCCGTCCGTGAAGCGGGTTTCTCCAGAGACCATGAGAGTGCCCGGAGCCGCCCCTCCCGAGTCCTCATCGACAGCCGTGATCTTGTAGAAGCCTCGGTTATCATCCAACTTGGAGGGGCCGCCTTCCAGATAGGGTCCGGGTGAGGGGCGTGTGATTACGCTCATGTCCCCTGAGGGGCGAGCGCCTGCCTCCAGTTCCTTGTAGAGATCCCCGGCAGGGTCGATGATGATGTAGTCGTCCTTCAGGACACCCTCGTTTTCCCACGAGGTCACGCTGGGGTCCGAGTCTTTCAACTCGTTGGCGGTGTCCACGAAGCCGCCGACTTCCGTTGGGTCGATGCGCTCCACACGCCGGGTGAACACGACCTCCTGAGTCACGAGATCAAGCAACTGCTCGTTGGACTGCTGATGCGGCACGATGGCCTGCTCGATGTAGACCTCAAACGTGAAGTCCCCAGGAGCGAGCAGGAACGCATCGTTGGTCAGGCCGGGCCGCCGCAACTTCAGCGTGGTGGCGTCCTCGACCCGCTGGATTTCTGCGGTGTCCACCAGGTCGCCGTTCGCGTCGATGATGCGGACCACGTCCCCGGTGTGGATGTTCACGTCGTCGTTGTTGAATGCCCCGAGGTTGGTGGCCTCGGTGTACGCGCCCGTCACATCCGCCACGAGTTCTCGTGAGGACGCCGTGTACCCGGATACCTCGCCGCGCCTGATCTCGTAGACGAAGCGCAGAGGGCGCACCAGGTCGATGATGTCTACCTGGATGTCGTGCCAGCGCCGCGTTCGTCGAATAGCCGCCCACACAGGCTCATAGGGGGTGGCCCCACCGAAGCCCTCAAAGTCCCGTGCGCCGATGCCGTCCACAGTCAGAGAGTCATAGGTCGCCGTCGTGACCTTGGGCCAGACGGTGTTGAGGTTCTGGACGGGTCGCGGAAACGAAGGCTCAAGGAACACGCCTGAGAGTGCGAAGAAGCCTGGAGCAGCAGTCGCGGACGTGGGGTCAATCTCGCTGCCTATCGTGAACCGATCACAGGGCAGTAAGCAGTGCATTTCTGGATTAGGGATCAACACACGAGAAGCGGGGTCCTCGTTGTCATCCCAGGTGCCAATACTGCTTCCAAAATGTGCCTTGTACCAGGCAGCCGTCGCCCACTGATTGGTGTGCAGGTAAGTACATACGCCGAAGATCGGGTCTTGTGCAGTGCCCGTAGGGTCCGACATCACCCCATACACAGGCAGAGACCTCAGGTTGTAGAACTCTGTGTTGTCCACTGGGGCGGGCGTACCTGCCACGAGTTGGTTGGTAGCCGGTGCTCCTACATGGCTTTGAACCAGATCGGCCCCGGCATCGAACAAGTCGAACACATCATCACCAAAGACGGCAAGGTAATCGCTTGTCACATCTCCTGGAACGGGTCCATTGAGCATCGCTGCGTTGCGGTTCCCCACGGTGACATGCTCAAAACCAGCCATGAGATCATGGGCACCATCTCGCAGTTCGGGTCCGACTACGTTGTTGGTCGGGAGGTGTGATCCCATCTGCTCGACCTTGAAGTAGGTCATGCCGGAGACCTTGGTTCCGGTGGCCGCTGCGGCAAAGAAGTCTACGGGGAAGATAATGTGCCCGAGTGCGTCCACAGCGGTCAGGTTGTCCAAGTCAAAGACTATGGTGCCTTCTTCAGCGTCGTAGGTGATCGCCGTGTACTCAATGGACCACACGCTGTCAGCGTCTACGCTCCATCCAGGTGCTCCCAGCCCATTCACATCGCTGGAGAACGCGGCGTATTGATTCTTGAAGACAAGGTACAGCCGCCCTGTAGGCTCCCAGCCGTGGCCGTTGGGAGTGCCTGTGACATGCACCACTCCAGTCACGCTCAGGGTCTCAGCGCCCGTAGAATCGTCGTAGCCCGTGATCGTTGGGAAGGTGAGGTCCAGGCAGTTTGTCTCGGACAGGTGCGCCCCTCCCGTACTTGGCCCCACGGTGTCAACCGAAGGTCCGGCAGCCTGTGCTGTGGGGAACGGAGCAGTAACATCGTTCCACTGACGGGCAGCGATGATGGGGGTCGTCCCCAACTGGCTTGAAGCGTCGGTCGTGTTGTAGGCAGGATCGACCTCCATGCCTTCTGGGACCACATGGCGCACGAGGTAGGTGCCGGTCTTGGTTGCCCCTGTGGACCCGTCAGTGGCGTTGCCTGTGACCACGCAGATGTCGTTCCTCACGATGTTGGAAACATCCCCAACTGGTGCCCCTGAAATGGGGAGGAGGTAGTTGCGGTTCCCTTCCAACTCAGCGTTCGGCTGGAGGCCGCTGGGGGAGGCGACCGGAGTAAGGTTTGAGTCCCCGTCCCAGAAGTTGTAGGGCGCGGCGCTGATGATGTAGTCACCCGCACCGCCCGCTGTTTCTTGGAGGTCCGACGAAGGTGCGCCTGCCAGAGTGACCCCGGTGATCTCGGCGGGCATCTCGGTGTTGACATGCCCTTCCCAGGACATCGCTCGGAGGGCACCGTCTGTGCCGTCCCAGGTGCCGACGTAGTCCAGAGTGTCGGCGCTGTATCCAGGAGTCGTCCCGCCGACCGTCAACCTGTTGAGGAAGGTCAGATACGCCCCTCCGTTGATCTCAGTACAGTCATTGGTGGTGTATCCGGCCACACTGTCGGCTGCGTACTCCCAGACGTTCAGGGCTGCACCCAACTCGACGGCATCCCCGTTCGCTGGGTAGTAGTCACGCGGCTTCGCAAGAGTGAAGTCCAGTTCTTCTGTGAAGGTGAGCCTGTCCCGAAGCACCGCGCATGTCGCTGACCCCGCACAGGCAGCGAGTAGAATCCCTGCCCCGCCCGTGACCGCGTCGAGTTCGGAGTCTCCGTAGGTGTCGATGTCCAGCCTGAAGTCGTAGTTCACGCCTGTGTTCAAGCCCAGTGCTGTCTCCAGATTGTCCGGTGAACCTGGGGCCGTGTCGTTGTAGTTGAGGGTGATTGAATCAGGCCCAAAGACAGGAGCAGCACCGACATAGGGAGCCTGGAGTCCAAGGGTGGGGCTGTAGAAGTAGTGTCGTGTCAGCATCCCGACACCCGTGATGATGGTGATGGCCCCGAGGAACGCATCACCAGGGGTGGCTGTGTCGCTGGGGTCATAGACCCTGATCACGAGGGCATTGAACACACTCGGCATCGCGGCGGGGATGTTGATCAAAGGGTCCAGCAGCGAGAGGTCTGGCATGACCCCCGTTGTTGTCGAGTTGGTGATGTTGCTGAAATCAATGACCGTCTGCCAGATGTTCAGGGCAGGGGTGGTCGAGGCTTGGATCTGAACCCCCTCGTTGCCGCCCTCTGTCTCCTCCACACGAGCAGCCCACCCATGCAGCGTGTACCGGTGACTTCTATCTGTTGGCCCCGGCTCAAACATCCCCTTCAGGATCGGGGTCACGAAACGAGGGATCTCGATGGTCCCCTTGCCCGAAGGATCACCACCCGAGTTGGCGACCACATCGTAGACGACATCCCCCACGTCCAAGATGCCTGTTGCACCGGCCCAAAGACCAGTCCCTTCGGCGGGCTGGTTCACCTGGGAAAACAGCAGATCAAAGCGCCTGAGATCACCGAGTCCCGAGGTGGCAGGAAGCCCCTCGTCCGTGGCCTTGTCCAGCACCTGGTCGGTGTAGAGCGTGGCTGGGTTCTGGGGGTATCCCAGCCAGGTGGCTTCTTCGGCCAACACACCATCCCCGACGAAGGTCTCGTCAGGGAACACCGACTTGAACCACTGCGACTCGTTGGTGGCGACCGTGCCCAGACCAAGAGCATCGTCGTAGTACACGGGAGCGTAGGGCGCTGCGCCCAAGTAGCCAGTGTCAACGTAGATGCCCTCCAACAGTGGTGCTACCTGCCCCAACACTGCCAACTCGTTCGGGAAGCCCTTCATGAAGGGGATCTGGTTGTCTCCCGAGTCGTCCTTGTCCTCGCCCAGCAGGCACGGCAGTTTGAGAGGTTCGCTGTCCGTGTTGATGAACTGAACGTCCCCCTCGACACAAGAGAGGGGGTCAGGAGGCTTCTGCCCAAACATGTCCTGGATGGGCAGGAAGAAGTTGTCTTCCGCTGTGGGCAGCGTCCTGTCGATGAAATCACCCTGGAGTTTGCCTACTCCCAGGTCGAACTGGATGCGGTAGTCCGGGATTGAGCCGACCAGTAAGGCCAACTCCTCCGTAGTTGGTGGGTCACTGGTGACAGTCTCGGGGGTGATACCGATCCCCGTGCCGATAAACACGGTGTCCGCGTAACCGTCATCCTCTGAAATGACTGTGGAAAGCCGCTCTGTGGAATCCCCGTCCACGAATACCAGGCTGCCACTGACCTTGTCGAAGTTGGCTCCGCTGTCGTCCGTGGTGCCCAGGATCAGGACGCAGCCTTCCAACACCGACTCGACGTAGATACCGTTCCCGTCCGAGTCCTTGAGGGAGTACACAGAGCCGTCTGGCTTCCCATAGTTGACCCGCTGCCCTACCTCAAAGGCTGGGGTGGCCAGGTCTGGGTTCCCGGACTCCAGCGAGTACACGGTGCCCGTGGGGTTCGCTAACGTCATCATGTCTGAGACGTCTGGGAAGCCCGTGTCCGGGTTGATGGGGAAGTTGCCCAGCGTTAGCGGGGTTGCCACGATAGTTGCGTAGCCGACCGTGCTGGTCCCAAGGGCGGTGTCCAACTCTGTGGACCCGTTGGAGTAGTAGGCCCACACCCGCCCTCGTGGGAGGCGAGGCTGTACGTTGACCTCGACGATGTTGGGGATCTTGCCCAGTGCGTTGTTGGCGACCACACCGTTGGGAGATCCCGTGGTCCTGACCGTCTGCTCGCTGGTCTCTCCCGGCTCTGGTCCGGGCACTTCGATGTCTCGTCCGGGGGTGTAGAAGCCCTCGTACATGGTGGTGGGGTCATAGTTGATGCCGGGGAACAGCCGGGAGAAATGCTCCGTCTCGGTCGGGAACAACCGCGAGAACCGATGGTCCTCCCACATGTCGTCGAAGTTGCCTCTGAGATCAAAGGTCGGGAACAGAAAGGCCAGGAACGTCGGTCCCTTCAGGCTCACCAACAAGCGGTCGTCCATGTCGTTCTTGATGTAGGTGCGCTGCATCTCGGTGAACAGTTTGAACAGGTTCGGCACCATGGATATGCCGTCTGTGTCACCCGGTCGGTTCGTGGAGTCGGGTACTTCTGCTGTGGTCGGCAGGTAGATGGGGTCTTTGGTCCTGAAGTAGCCTCCATCGGCTTCAAACGACGCGGGTGCCCAGGCTTCGATGATGTCCCGCCAGATCACGCGCTGATTGAGGTTCCCTGTGATGGCGTCCTGGTATCCAGGGGGTGCGTGCCGCTTGTCGTGCCCGATGAAGAACCGGAACTTGCCGTCACGGTCCCCGATGATCCTGCCGTCAATGGCCTCAAGCACCTGCTCAAAGGCCAGGACGACCCCGTTGAAGAACTCGACAAAGACTCGTGCCCCCCGGTCCTGGTCCGAAGCATCATCTGCTCCCCCGCGCAGACCGAAACTGCCCTTCTTGGAGATGTCTTCTTCCCCGGAGGTGAAGAACGCTGGGCCGCCCGAGTATGGGATCACGCCTTGCGAAGCCGAGACCGTGGAGATCTCACCGAGGTATTCCTCCAGCATCTGCACCGAGTAGTAGAAGGAGTCCTGATTGCGGTAGGTGTACTGGGACTTCAACACTGCACCCAGGAGCCTGTTGTCCGTCGAGGGTGTGGTCGTGTAGAGGTATCTCCCACGATACGTGGGGTACAAGATTGCGCCCGCATCGGCAGTCGGACCCACACTGATGAGCCGTGTGTAGCGGAAGTGAAGGTACTGCCCCGGCTGGAGTGCGGACTGGGTGGGGTGCTGGAACACCACGTTGCCGGTCTCAGCATCCACGGTGTAGTCCATGCCTTCGATCAAGACCTTGCCGGGAAGGGCTGTGCCGCTGCTGTCTACCTGGCCCATGAGGAACAGGTCATACTCCTCAGAGGGCAGGAACGGGCTGATCCCAGTGAACTCAACAGGGGCCGGAGGGTAGTCCCGCCGCACCGACACCCTGACTTCTTCGCTGTTGTCGTGTGCCTTGTAGAGCGGCGTCCCCACCTTGACGATGGTGTTGTAGCCGTCCTCAGACATAGCCGAGGACACGATGAGGTAAGGGTAGCCTCCGATTTCCAAGAGGTGCCCTGTCTTCGTGTACCGCCGCACGTCACCGTAGAAGGCGACTTCCACCTGGTCCTTGTCGCACTCCAACAGTGGGGTCACTACCGTATCCAGGAGGGGCATGAACCCCGCCCCTCCGCCCCGAGACACACTCACCAGGAAGTCAGAGAGGGTGAGTGCTGCATCGCGTCCAGGTGAACGGCTGCCCACCTCTTGTTCGGGAGTGGGGAAGATGGCAACAGTGGTCAGGTCTGTACCGGCATCGTAAGTGCTGGACTCGATGTAGAGGGGTGTCGGCCCCAGGACCATCAAGAGGCCCGTCAGGAAGTCTGCTGTGCGATCTGATTCCAGTGTGAACGTGCTGGAGTCAGCCTCAATCCAGAAAGGCTTGCGATACACAGGAGGCGTGCTGACTGTGTACGCTTGCTCGCCGCCAAAGGCTTCAAGGACGCCGTAGTTGATCTTCACCACGGTCGAGGAGTCAGTCTCCAGTTTGATTGCCCACTTCTCAGAGACAGTGATGATCCCATCAATGGCTGTGGCGTTTTCCACTCCTGCGAAGTTCATCAGGTTCGTGCCAACCCAGATGAACTCCTCCACGGTTTCGGACACGGTCCTGCTTGTGGGGTTGAATGACCATTGGTTCGGGGTCAAGTCACTGGTGTAGGTGGCGACTTCCAGGGTCACCATGAGCGGAAGGAACTCGGTGATCTCGATGGGGTTCCCGTCGTCGTCGAGTTTCCTGTCTCCGTTGGTGTCGGCCTGGAAGTAGTTGACCTCGACGATCTGCCACTCCCGCAGCGGCTTGCTGAACAGAAGGCTTCCGTTCATCGGGTTGATCACTGCGTCTTGTCCATTCTCCGTGACCATCTGCTCGACGAAGTACGCGGTGATTCCGTCGTAGAGCGTTGCATCGGACGCAGTGATGTTGATCTCTCCGTTGAGCGGGTTGATCTCACACGATCCAGCAGCCAAGTCCGAGGGGTCCAGGAACAACTGGTCGTAGTAGACCGTGTTCCCCGTCAGTTCACTCATCACGTCATCACCGACGAGGATTTCTCCTGTGGTGGTGTTCACGTCGATGTCCCCTACGTTCACAGATCCCGTGTTCAGGGTCATGTTCCCCGCAACCGTCGAGAACGGCATGGCTCCCACACGAATCTGGAAATACGAAACAGGGTCCGAGAGGGTCAGGTGAGGGTCGGTGAGGTCCGGGCACACCAGCCCTGACGCCACAACAGGCCCGAGATTCGCACCTGCTTCAAGGTATGTTGGACCGGCCTCAGGTGATCCAGCCTCCAGCCCGAAGCGCAAACTCACTTTACGGGAGGACGCGATAGCATCCACGACGTTCGCATTGAGAGGGTCTGCGCCCCCTACCGTTCCAGTTGAAGTCAACAACCGGACCTTGAAAGGCTCCTCGGGGAAGTGGCTGGTCACGACCTGCTGCACGTCCGCCAGCAGGGTCATGTCTACGGCAGACCGTTCCTTAGCCTCGTAGATGCGCCACTGGGCTGAACTTTCAGTGGCAGCGAAGGTCGGGGATATGGTGAACGTCGTGGGACTCGTCGAGGTGCCCTTGAAGGTGATGGTGTAGATGCCTTCCCCGTCGCCACCCAGGATGTGCAGGAGGTAGCCCGGTTCAACTGCGTCATAGAGCGCCGTCTGGTCCGAGACGTTCGTGTCATAGAACGCCGCGATCCCGCTGTTGAACGTGCCCTTACCGCCTGCTGCGACTTCCTCCCCTTCTGGGGTCACCAACACGGCCTGTCCTGGGCCGCCGTCGCCGGGCATCAAGAAATCAATGGCAACATCGGCTCCAGTGAGGTCTTCCGGCACCGAGAAGTCAGCGGGCAACGTCTGTCCGATTGTGTCCGTCGCTCTCCGAAGACGCAATCCGAAGGAGGAGTCGTCCATGGCCAGCGGGTCTACTGTTTCCGGGAAGATGCTGAGGTCGCTGAGTTGCAGGGTAGACGTGGGGAAAGGCACCTGCGTGCCACCAGTCGTCCCCTCCTCACACCAGATCAGTCGGTCGTCGGGCCAGTCGTAGACGACACCCACATTCAACGTGGTTTGGTAGTTCTCCATCTCGATGGTGAGGAGTCCCACCACCACCTGGAAGTGGGACGTGGCCGTGTAGCCGGGAATGTCCAGCAACGGAGGGGGAGACATGGTGAGGAAAGGGTTGGCCGGGATGCTGGTGGTCAGCAGGGTGTCATTGAAGCGAGAGACTGCCCGGATGTCGGGGGTGCTGGCTGTGCGGTCCATGTTCACAGGGCTGCGGAACACCCCCATGTAGGCACCGTTGTCCGGCAGCCATCGGAAGCGGTCCTCCGCGTCGTCCAGGTCCACGCGCCATCCAGGCAAGAAGCCCAGTGCTGCGTGCCCTGAGAGATCAGTCTGGTCTTCGTTCCAGCCAATCTCCACTGACCCCGTGCTTGTGTCGGCGGCCTTCAGGTAGATGCGTCCCCGGAAGACCCCAGCCGCGCCGGGTGCCAACGGCGGCACAGAGTCATGGATGAGGGACGTGGCTACGTCGGTGGCGGAATAGTCAGCAGCGATCCCACTGGGGTTGAGTGCGCCCGCACTCCACTCAGAGATGCCTCCATCAAGGGCGAAGCGAATGGTCTCTGTCCCGTCGAGGGTGTACTGCTCCTGAAAGCGCGACCAGATGCGTGCCTCGTCCGCGTAGACCGACGGGATCACTTCTGCTGACCGGAAGTAAAGAGGCTCCTCCACCACAGGCCTACGCCGGAACTGGATACGGGAGGTATCGGTGTAGGCGGCGGGTTGATCAGTGGAGTCCGTCATGCGGGAGATCTCCACCTCATTCCGGGGCACCATGAATCTGTGGATCTTGAGGTCTTCGTCGTATTCGATGACGTCCAGGTTCTCGTAGGCGTACTCCTTGCTGAAAAGGAAGGTGTCCCCGTAGATGCGTGTCGTGGCACCACCACTGATACGACGCACGAGACCGGACCCATTGGGGCGCGTCTGAGGGGGGTTGGCTGTGATCGCCACCAGCGTGGGGGCGGTCCCTGTACCGTCCTCCTCCCAACGCACACCGCTAACACCCGGAGGAGGCAAGCAGACAGCCCGAGGAACCCAGACCTTGCCCTGCATGGTCACAGAGGCGGTCGTTCCGTCCAGAGGCTCCCCAACGGCGTTCAAAGCAGCGACAGGCGCTTTGATGGGAATGGGTTGGGAGTTGAGGGCGGAGCCGTCGTAGTAGAGGTGTGCTCCGAGGAACGGGATTTCGTAGTCAGCGGGGTCCGTCGGGGTCTCTGATCCGGGGACGCACTTTGCGATGTCGATGTCCGAGAGGACGATCTTGCCGGTAGCCTTGCTCCAGTAGAAGGATCCAGTGGGGACGGCTGAGGGGGCGGGAAGACCCGTCATGCCCGCGCCAGGGTCTGCCGTGTCCTGGTCCACCGCGATGGGCGTCAGGTAGCGTCGTGATCCGATTCGCAGGAAAGGGCGTGCCGTGGGTTCCGGCACGGGGGACATCGCTGGGAACCCCTGGTTGGACCCGGTGGGGAAGTCCACCATGGCTCCCATGTCGCCATTGGCATCGGATTGGTGTGTCTCAGCGTTGTACCAGAGGGTCCGGCCCGCCTCATTGGTAATGAAGTCCGGGTTGAGCAACAACACACCGTTGCTTACACCCACCACAGCCTCATAGGCGGTCCATGCGGCGTCCCAGGTACCGGTGCTGGCACTGGTGTTCGACACCACAAGGATGTCCAAGGGCGTGCTGTCAGCGTCGGAGTAGAGGCCGCAGCGCACCAGCGCGTACCACTCTGGCTCGCTTGAGAGTCCGGGCAAGGTGTCGTTGATCTCAAACCGAGAGGGGGGAGGAACCAACTTGTATGATTCTTCCGGCTTCACACTCCCCATGTTCGTGGCACCGCCGCCCAAGAGGGGGAGCCACCGTGAAGTCTTCCCATCCCACCCGAAGCGGGTCATGTCGGGATCATTTCTGGTCCACCAGAAGGTAGGACTCCCCAGCACGTAGGCAGTCGCGTACACGCTGTCGCCACGCTCCTCGGAGAACCCACCCCCGAGTTCGTCGGAAGGGTCGCTAACAGTGACCTTCCCAATAGTGGGATCAACATTCACGAGATCAAGGACAATGACAGGGACACCTGGGGCAGCGTCACCTCGGATGATCACGATGGTCAGAGCCTCGGTGATGTCACGCTGCCCGATGTCCCGGATGTAGAAAGAGAGAGTGCCATCCTCGTAAGCCCCGCCATCGACAGAGAGGGTGTCTGCGATGGGGTCGGCTGTCTGCTGGTTGCCAATGATGGCCATGGCAGGGTCTTCGACGGTACTCAGCGATCCCGTGCTTGCCGCAAAGACGCAGTATTCTTCAGTCCCTTGGCGAGACTCGGGCTTCTCCAACACCGCAGCGCGGTACATGTCGCCATAAGGCTCCACAGGCTCTGCGGGAACCATCAACTCCTCGTACCCCAGACCCTTCATCGTGTCGGGCTGGATAAAGTCACGGTCTACGCCTGTGATCGCTTCGTTGGAGTCTGGGGAGTTCCCAGACGCCACACGGGCAGGACGAAGTACATAGCCGTTGAGATTGAAACCCACGTAGCGACCCTCAGATGATGCTGGACTTGCTCACACCAGTACCCGGCGCGGGGCCGGTGGGGCCGGTTGCAGCCCCAGTCCCAAAACCAGTAAGGAACATAGTCGCAATACCGGGCGAGAGCGCCGCAGCCAGTTGGCCAGCAGCAGGACCAAAGATCCCCTGAGCCGCGAGGCCGGATACCAGGAGGGGTTGCAGCGTGGCTGGATTAGCGAAGACCACTTTGGAGACGTCGGCCCCGACACCGACACCGACACTCGTGCCGATGTACTGCCCGGACGCAGAGTAGGACGAGCCAACTCCGATGCCCACCGCCACAGCGATCTGCGGGGCTGCTGATCCGACCATCCCCGCAGCGGCCATAGAGGCCACCACGGGAGCCGGAACCGGTGGAAGGACGAACTTCCCGTTCACGACGCCACCACCCAGCGTGCCGTTCACGGACCCGACCAATATCACGTTCACTGGGTTGATCGACCAAGAGTAGATGCCGATGCCCAGGCCGCTACATAGCCGCCCCCATGACGTACCTGTCATGCCCCCTGCTCCTTTGATCGCAGAGGAGATCGCTGATGGGGTGATCGCCACTTACCCCACCCGGAAGGTCGCGCATCCCATCGACCCAGAAGACAGGAACGGTCGGCCCGTGATGCTGTCGAGGCACCCATCGGTCAACACACCTCCTGGGGTTGCCCCAGTTGCAGAAACATTCACGAAGGCGGCATTCATCGCGACCTTGGCTACACTCTTGATGGTCGCGCCAGCAGTACCGGACACCGTGGCTGTGCCCTTTGAAGCAGACATTTTGGCTGTACCTGCGTTGGCGGCCACCTCTATGGACCCAAGGCCCGCGTCCACCTTGTTGTCCAACCCGTCAAGCCCGGTAGAGACCAGGAACCCTGCGCCGGGGGACGACATCGAGGCTGCCCCCGTGGTCATGGTGCGGACATTGAATGATCCCACGTTCATCAACGTGTCGTGCTTCCCCATCTTGAAGGTTTCTTCCCGCCCTCCAAACTGCATGGAGTACTCGTCCACAGCCCCTCCGGTGCAACCGGTACCAGGGTTTCCTGAAAATGAAGTGGACCTGAGACTTCCGTTGGTGGGGTTCATCTCCTTCGGGCCGCCATAGGAGTACTCAGACTTCCCGCTGATCGACACGCCCAGAGACTTGGAGGACATGGAAACGGTGTCCCCTGAGTTGATGTTCAGAGCCGCCGATGCAGTCATTCCAATGACCTTGGCCCCCGAGGCGATTTCTGCACCTTGCATAGTGATCTTGTCAGCGGCTTCGACCAATGTGCTCTTGGCACTTTTGAGGCTCAGGGCCGTCTTCATGTTGGCAGGTGCGTTGGGGTTCTCGTCCCCGTCCGCTGCCCCGGAGGTGTTCGCCCCACCTCCGAAGATTGTCACAGCACCCTCAGAGGACTGAATCTCCACCCCCACGTTGTCGGCAGGTCGCCCACGAGCGGCGGTCATGGAGATGGTGCCTTGTGCTGTTGTCGTCTGGGATGCGCCGTCCTTGTCTGCCCCCAGGACCGACACTTTCCCTGTGCGAAGGTTCTCCTGGATGACGGGTGACCCCTCGCCCTGGAAGTTGGTGAGGTACGCTCCCCCTTTTGAGAGCGCGATGAAGGATTCCTTCGTGGGGTCTTCGGGGTCACGAGAACGAACCAGAAATGCCAGTTGGTCTGACAGTTGGTCCTGTGCGGGATCATAAGGGCGGACGGTGTTCCCCTTGGCCACCAGTGGGATACCGTAGCCCTCGGGATCATTGAAGGGATCGTTGCCAACAGCGGTTCCGAGGACGAACTCCACCATCGGAGAGTTCAAGGACTGGTTGTTGGGGTCTTGGGGGTTCCCAGGTCCGCCGTCGCCACCGGGCATCGCAGGCGGCGCTGTCTTGAGCAGACGGTCTACATCCAGACCGTCTGTTTGCTCAGTGACCGGGAGCGTTCCGTCTGTGGTGTGGGCAACTTCGATGCGGTACTCGGTGAAGATCCCCACCCCAGTGGAGTCAACACCGTTGGTCTTGAGGTCCGTGCAGACCCTGTACATGGGCTTCCCGCCGTAGGTGGCCGACTGACCCACAATCAGGTTGCCCGCTGCATCGAGGAACAAGCCGCGCCCCAACACGTCGTAAGGGTTGGTGTACGCGGATGAGGAGAACTCCTCGTTGAAGATGTCCGCTGGCTGAGGCTGGCTGGAGAGTGTCGCCCTGTCCAGTGCTGCGGGGGCGAGGGGGTTCTTCTCCCCGTCCACCTGTCGGTCAGCCGCATAGTCGTAAGTGGTTGTCTTCAACTGGGTGGGTAGCAGGTTCGCGTCCCGTTGGATCATTCCTGAGTACGTGCGAAAGCCAGCGCCCGCATGGAACTGCTGGAGAGACCTCACCACCAGAGCCTGGTCCTGATCTCGCAGGATGATCTCGTTGCCGCGACGGTTGACCAACGTGGCGCTTTCCGTGAGCAGCAGATCGGCCCCTTGGGAGGAGGAAGCGATGATGTTGCCCGCTTCGATCTGGCGCAACTTGTGGCGTTGCTCGGAAGCCACCCCCGACAACACCTGTTGGTTCTTCGGGGTCATCTCCAGTTCGGTGGGGCTGTGGGATCGCACACTGAGCCAGTCGTATCCAGCATCCACGCTGGGGACGTACCACCCCAAGATCACGAACCTCTTTGATCTCCCGGATTCTGCGGGGGCTTGCCCTACCAGGCAGATGTCGCCCACTTCCGGGATAGACCCGAGGAAGTGCCTGGACCCCGCATTGGCGAACGTGAGGGGCACCTTCTTTGCTTCGATAGACGGCCCGGAGAGAGCCTTGAGATCAACCACCATGCGTTTGGCATCTACACGGGTCACTTTGCAGTGGCGGATCGGGTACTCTCGCCCACCTCGCAGTGCGCTCTTTTGGAGGTTGTTCTTGCCGACCTCTCGTTTGATTGACCCGTCTGTGACGCGCCGCCTTCTGTCTCCTGGACGATTTCCATTTCCCATATCAGTCTCCTTCCTCGTCTGAGGCTTCCGGGTTCGTCGTTGGTTGGGAGTCGCCGCCGAGGGCATCCCAGTAAGAGATGGGTGGTGACCCACTCTGGTTCAGAGCCTCGGACGTTGCCTCATCGCGGGCAGCCTCCTCCTCCAAAGTGCCGGTGGACTCTGAGCGACCTTCCCCGCCCTCAGCCAGATCACGAACATTCTGACCTGCGAGTTGAATGTCTCTCAAACCGTCCTCGAAATCTGTCCTGATCTCTGATCCCGCCGTGTTCACAGCATCCGTAAGGCTGTCAACCATGTTGCCCGCCGTTGCGAAGGTCTCAGCCAACTTGCTGCCGGAAGATAGGTCCATCATCTCTCCCGCCAGAGCCTGCTTTGTGATCGTGTAGTCCATGCCCGACACGTCTGCTTCTTGCATGAGGAAGTCATTGACCGCTTCATCACCACTCAACTCGATGAACTTGCCCGTGAAGGCCTGAATCCAGTGCGAGGCTTCCGATCCCTTGCAGAGACAAACCGTTGTGTCTGCCGTGGTCAAGGCAGCCAACTCCTCTGCACTGAGCGCGAAAGTAATGGACTGCCCTCGACTGGACGTGGTGACTGGGGTGTTCCGCACAAAGATAGCCTCTGAGTCTTCGCCATTGACAATGGCCATGATGGCAGTCTTCAGGCCTTCTACGGAGGAGTCAGCCACGCCAAGGCCTGACGCCAATGCCGCCCGGCGATCCTCATCGAGTGTTCCCAACACAATGGGGACGTTCCCTCCTTGTGTGGCAAAGTTCTGTACCAGGAAGGACTCCACAGCCAGCATGGACTGTGTATTGGTGGACGCACCTCCGACCTCCAACAGACTTTTGTAGGACTGGATCGTCAAACCACGCCCGTAGGCGAGGGTGCCGTAGACCTCGTAGCCCCGGTTGTCCGAAACGGGGAGCACAGTGGTGTGCTCCCCCTTTTCTTCGTACTCTGTGGTCAGGATTGTGGTCTTCCCACCGCTCTGCTCCACCGAGAAAAGATGGTTCTTGGTGAGAGTCGCGATGAATGCTGCGAACGCATCTGTCTCTGCCGTGGTGGGTTCCATAGGCTCGCGTACCGCACCGATGTTGCCGTCCCACATGTACTGCCAGATGTACTGTACGGTATTCCCCCATTCCGAGAGTGCGGCAGAGCACTGGTCTGCCAGGCTCGCCACCCCCGCTGGGTCGGCCATTCCAGTGAGGCCGGGGTTATCACTGTCCTCGCGACCGATCTGCAAAGAGGAGTCTTTGGGGAGTGTAATGGGTCGGTTCGTTCGTGTGACATTCTCCGTGGTTCTGGGGTAAAGCATGACGAAGGTGGCACCGACCGCGAAGACAGGGGAACCCCTGTAGGTGGCGTTGGGACTGTACTCTGTCCCGTCGTAGGAGTAGTACCTCGTTGTTTCCGTCTTTGTGACCGACCACCGCGCCATTCCGAAGGCGTTGAAGGAGTTGTCGAAGTCCGAGAGGCTTCCGGGTACGTCGTCGGTGAGAACGCCGCCAACGTCATCACCGGGGTAGTATTCGTTGGAGGTCACACCGAGAGCATCGGCCAGATCTTTGATGGCGTTGTAGATCAGACCGTAGCCTACGTCGCTCTGGCCCGTGTCTCCCCCCATCCTCTCTTTGGCAGCGACATCGGCATTCTGCTTGTCCGTGTCTGCAATCAGGATCTCCCGAAACAGTTGCTGGAGGGATTCCTGAGGCAGCATCAATGCCGAGCATGGGTTGCAACCCTCTCTTGATACTGAGGTTCCGATGCGGAGGGTCAACTTCTGGAAGGTGACGAACTTGATGTCCCGTGTGGTTACGTCGATAGACCCCACGGACTCCGAATCGGCATCGTCATCCTCCACATCCTCTGGGGCGTTGAAGCCGTAGACCCGGAAGCCCTGTAGGCTGGACACGTCCTCACCTGAGACCACTTTGATCCTGTCACCCTCTTGTCGCAGGAGGGTGATCCCCGAGAAGTTGGAGTCAACTGGCCCGCCGGGAGTGGTCTTGCTTACCTCTCCGCTCTCTGTGTTGACCAACACCTCGGAAGGGGACTGGTCTTCCTTGTTGGGGGCTGAGGATGAGTAGTAGCGGTATTCCCCCTTGGCATCGCCAGCGCCAAACACATTCTTGAGGTTCCTCTGAAGGCCCATGTAGTGATTGAGTTGGTCCCGGTCGGGGATTGAAGTCGCAGTGGCATTCCCCACCGCGACGAGCAACTTACCGAAGTCGGTTCCATCGGTAATCCTCTCCAACTCAGTGTACTGCTCCTCCCCCGTGAGGTCATTCTGAGCCGCTGCGTAGTCGCTGAAGCCCGTCACCACCTCGGTCTTAGTGATGATGATGTCGTTCTGGGGGTCATTGTCCACAGCAAGTCTGTACTGCTCTGCGTTTTCTGGGTCTCGGCGCAGCGCACCCAGCGTCAGGGCCGTGTCGAAGTAAGTCTGCCCGCTTGTGAAGTAGAGGCCACCAGGTACTGCTCTGGGGTTGATCTTGTTGGGATCAAGCGCCATCACTACGTTGGGGTACCCCATGACCCGTGGTGGCCCGGAGGCTTCAGGATCGGCTCCATCTATGTCCTCGGGGAACACATACAAGGGCATCGGAGGGTACTCGCCAGGAGCGTCCAGGCGCACGTTGTCCAGGGTGGGGAGTTTCTGGCTACCTGACCCGTCGCTGCGGTCTGGAAGGCCAGGAGGAAGCCACTTCGCCCGCTTCGCGATGCCTGTGATGGTTGTCTGGCAGGCTGACCCCGGCGCGAAGGAGTGGCTGAGGGACTTGGCGTAGAAGAAGCAATCCAGGTGTTCGACCCACACCGGGTATCCGGGACGCAACTCAGGTCGCATGGGGATCGTGATCTGAGCCGACCGCATCTCTGCGTTGGCCACATCGAGGCGCATGATGGCCCCGATGAACATCTGCTTGCTGCCCGAGTAGTAGTGGCTCTCAAAAGAGGTCTCTCTCCAGCCGAACTGGGCGATCAACCGCCAGTCTGCGAACTTGGCTTCCTTGGTGCCGAACGCCCCGTCCAAGACTCCCGTGAAGTTCTGCATCAGTGACCCTGATCCCTTCACGTAGGTCGCCTCGGGTTCGCGCTCGGACTCGGAGATGGAGATGAGATCACGGTCCCGGATGCAGTAGACCTCGTCGCTGCTCGTGTCCAGGTTGTAGAAGGGCGGCTTGAAAACAATGTCGCCGTCTACATCCTGGTAGAACTCGTACCCAACGATCTCCTTGACCGCGTTGGCGATCTCGATCTTGGACATGTACTCGCCTTCAAAGAAGTTGACCTGCCCGAGACGGCCCAGATCAAGCGTGTACGCCTGCATCTTCATGGCGTCCATCTTGCCCCCCTCGCTATCGAGGATGGCTGCCGTTGTTTCAGTGCCTCGGTACCCAAAGGCTCTGGCAGTCGCCCTCCTGCTGGCGTCCGAGTCCCAGTCGTTGTCAGCAGGTGTAGCGATGTCGAAGGACGTGAGAAAACTTGCTGCATTCGTCTGCGCGGTGTCGAAGATGCCCAGGTAGGCCTGCTCCATGGCATTGAACAGGCTCCCGTCCATGCCGTACATGCGGAGGCGGGTAGAGGATTCCGACCATCGTTTCTCCCACCACAACGCCGCGTGCTTGAACAGGCTCGATCCGCTGCTCTCGTCTATTGCTGCGATGTTGGTTGATTGGCTGATTGTCCAGTTCTGGCCGAAGGCTGCCCCAAAGCCGACCCTCATGAGCGTGTAGATGATCCCGTAAGGGGACATCCCCGTGAACCTGTGTCCAGAGAGATCGACCACGGTGCCTGAACCCTCAGGCACTTCCCCAAAGACACTGCCGTTGGTGGACAGATAGAGGTACTGCCAGAAGTGCAGGATGCTTGAGCACGTCATGGAGCACGAGTAGAAGCCCCCAGAGAACTCATGGGTGGCTTCGGTGACCACCCCACGGAACACCTGGTAGTAGGGGTAGACGGGCACCTTGTCATCGGCAGTCGATGCTTCCTCGTCCCCCTTCAGGGCGTAGCCTGTGACCGGGTAGTAGCCCCGCATCAGGACCACAATCTCCAGGCCGGGGTGCAAGACGTAGTTCCCGTCATGCGAGAAGACATCCGCCTTGTGGCGGGGGACCACCAGGGTCAAGGAACAACTGCTGACAGGGTCGGTGGTCGCATCAACAGTGATGGTGGTGACGAACCTGTTGAAGTCTGTCTGGTGATCACACGTTGCACAGACCGCCAACGTCGTGTGGCCGTTGATGAGGATCTTCGCGTCCGGCGTGTACCGAACGACGCTCTGTGTGCCCTCGGCCCATGAGCCGACGTATGGTCTGTTCTTGATGCCCATCAGTCAGTAAACCCCGACTCAAACGTACCCGTGGGGGTGAAGTAGGCACCCAACGCCTCCAGAGGAGTAGTGCTGTCCGGGTCTCCCGGCGCATGGTCATCTGCGGAATGTGGGGTGAAGTAGTCCTCGTCCCCTGTGAACTGTTGTGTCCCAGACAAGCCCAGGATGGACAGACCGAGTCCATGTTCCGGGTTGGTGGGGTCGTAGCCTGCGATGTCCGTCCTGCTCGGGGTGCCCGCCATTTGCTGCATCAACTCAGCAGTCGTGAACGATCCGGGAGAGGGGGTCGGCGTGGCTTCAGGTAGCACGATGATAGGAGCCTCCGCGTGGTCGTACATGCGGCCAACAGTGAACTCCATGCTCCACTGGATGCGGTGCGGACTGGCTTCATCGTAGGAGTACTCAAACGTGTTGATGTTCCCAACGTAGGTCATCTGGTCGTAGTCGATAGCCACAGCCCCGATGAACAGCATCGCCTCTGACTTGCCGATGGTGTCGTAGATGTATCCGTTGTTTCGGTAGATGTGATAGAGCGCCATGAACTGCTGGAAGGCTGCGCTGTTCCGCTTCGATGCGAACTGAACCCCTGTGGGAACATCGGTGTCGTTGACCTGGAAGCCGCTCGCTCCTCCGATAGAGGAGTCGGGATCAATGCCCGCACACCACGCCCCGGTTGATCCCGAGATGGACAGCGTGGGCTGCCCTTCGCCCCACCGCTCAAAGACGTAGCCATAGCGTGTGCGTTGGGTGTACTGCTGGACGGTCGTGTAGGCGATGCTCATGTCTGTGGGGTTGATGAACAGCGTCAGGGGAGGTGTCTGAAGCATCCTCTCCACCTGGTACTTGATGTCGGCCACAGTCACGTTGTCCGCGAGCACCGCCGCCGCTTCGGTGCCCACCATGGTCGCCAGCACTCGCCCAGCCGACAGGGTGGCGTTGAGGTCCACCAGCCGTGTCTCTGCCTGGGTGGCACTAAGGACGTTCGCCTGCCCCAGTGCTGTGCGGAGTTGGTTGCCTTGGTCGTTCCACTCGTTGACCGTGCTTCCGGCCTTTCCGATGAGGTTCACATCTACATCGGAGTCCTCGGGGAGCAGAGCCGCAGGCACCACGAGGCGCAGCGTGAAGGGCGACAACTTCCGCGCCATCCTGTTGGTGCCGTCGTATGGCTGCCCCTCCTGGGTCTCAAACGTGTAGGACAGGCTCGGCCCCACAGGCACCCCGTCCATTCGGCTGGCGATGTACTGGCTCTCCTCACTCGGCTCCATTGTCTCCAGGGCCAACTGGTCATCGCTGGGCATTACGGTTGTTTCAAAGACGGCCATCATCTACCTCACAGCGCGAAGGGGTTGGAAGTGGTCAGTGCCGTGCGCCAGGTCTGGATCTCCTGAGAGACCTCAAAGTTGGCCGACATCGTGAACTGGTAGGGGCTGGACGACGACTCAGTCACGTTGAAGTCAGTGAACCACCCCAGGAACACACCGCCGTCGAACGTGATCTTGATCTGACCTTGCAGGGCCACCTGCCCGTGGATGTCGTACACAGAGCCGTTGTTGTGGAACAGCGCCAGAATGTCGAGGTAAGAGTCGTAGGCCAGGGTCTCTCGCCGGGTGCCTTCCGTCATTTCTGGGGAGGTGTTCTCGGCCAATCCTGCGTACAGCCGCATGAACCCGCCCGTTGCCATGTCGAGGGCAATCGTCTGAGTGCCGTCTCCCCAATGCTGCTCGACGAAGCCTCCCTTGGTCTGGGTTCGTTCGATGATCTTCGTGTAGGAGACCTTCATGCTCTTGGGGTTCGTGTGGAGGACCAACTTGAGATTATCCGGGAGGACACTCGTGACCCCATCCGGCGCGATGATGTCAAACACCACCGGCCTGACCCCACGCCCGGAGAACTCGTCCTCAAAGCCTGCTGGAAATGCACCTGAGAATAATGGGGTTCCTGCTGCCACCTTTCACCTACGCATCGGCTGCACGGAGGGCACGCTTGACCATCCGTAGGGTTTCTTGAGGGTCGCCTGACTCGTTGATGGTGAGGTTGGCGATGGTGATGCTCCTACCGCCCACGCCGCCAGCCTGGTCAACGGCACCACCTGGTTTCATGCCGATGAACTCGTCAGCGGAGTGGATAGGCGTGATGGTCCCCCCGGACACACCACCCCGGTAAATGAAGTCTTCAACGCCGACTTCATTTGTGCCCACAGTGACCCCCAATGACCGTAGCATCCCCGCTTCTCGTGTGGTGACTTTGCCATCGTTCATCAGGGCGGCCTTGAGGCCCGCGAGGTCGCGTCCTCTGCCACCTTCCGAGATCTTGGTCACCATGCGTGAGGAGATGGCGTTGCTCGCGCCGCTACCAGCAAGTAGTTCTGCTATTTCTACGGCTTTGTCTTCATCGCTCAGGCGTCGAACGGCTCTGGCAACGTCCCGGACACCTGTTTCTATGTTCTCTTGCTCTCTGAGTTGGTCGCCCTCTACCTTCGCTTGGGTCTTGGCTTCTGCTTCCCTTCTGGCGGCCTGGGTCGTGGCAAGAGTGTGTTCGGATTCCATCAGAGCCATCATGGCTTCAGGGTCTTGGACGTCTCGATCAAAGGCGCGGTCTCCGACGGACATGAGGTTGCCCTCGTCGTCCCTCATTCTCTCCTGATCCTCGTACAAGAAGGTGTCACGGTTGTAGGTGCCACGAGTCATGGCCTGCTCGCCATAGTTAACCGACCCACTGAGGTTCATCTGCCCGTGGAGGGCCGAGTAGGAGAGCGCATCTTCAGCCCCCTCAGTGCGGCCCCCCCGGATGGCCCCTCGGGTAGTACTCATTATTTCCTCGCCGCCGTAGGCATTCCGAAGGAACTCTGTCCGTGCGTCGTCCGCGCCCATGACATTGTTCTGAATGTCTGACTTCATCTGCCCGTAGGCCTCGACTTTCCTCTCAGCCACGTCCAGATCGCCTTGCAGTGAGTCCAGAGCCGCCTCCTTGTCCTCGTCGGACATGTCCGACTGCGATACCTCCCGCATCTGCTCCTGGGTGTCTGACATTCCCGCTGACAGTTCAGTTATCTTTGAGTCGGCTTCAGCAATCGCTTCCCTTGCATCCGCGTTGTTGCCCACAAACCCTTGAAACTCACCGATAATAGCGGACATCATGGAGGTGACCCCACCCCCGATGCTGCCCAGGAGGTGAGAGATCTGCCCTCCCAGAATGTCCCCGATAGTCTGGGTTGCCATGAGGGTTTGCTTGGCGATGTCCATCACCGGATCTCCCGGCTGAGTCTCACTGAGTTTGGCCATCTGCTCGTCCGTCAAGAGGCTCCCCGGATCCAGCGCCAATGCCTCCAGGGTCTCCTTCAGCGAGACATCGCGGCCCTGAGTGTCGGAGAGCCGGGCCTGAGCGATGTTGAAGATCTCCTTCGTGGACTCAAACTCCTCGCCCATGATCCCAGTGAGTTCTTCAAACTGCATCCGGGCGACCCCGGTGATGTCACCGAAGTCCTCGGCTCCCATCATCCCCAACCCTTGCGCGACCTTTGCGGCCATCTCCGTGGGGCGGTCCAACGCCCCCATCGCATCAGCCTTCTCAGCGGTAGTCGCGCCACCACTGAGGAGTCGGGCTTGCATGGTGAGGTCTTCCAACCCCCGTACTGCACCGGCACCGTCACCCCCAGAGGCATCGACCTGCTTCCTGATCTGCTCCTGAACGCGGCCCAGTTCCAAGCCGCTGAGGCTGGCCAACTTGTCGATGTCGAACTCGCCCATGAAGTCAGTCAAGCCCGCTTGTCGGAACGCTTTGGACATGTCACTGTCCAGGGAGATGTCCAACGCTCGACCTTCGATCTGCCGCTTCGCGCCCCCTTGCAGGACGTTCTCCATGGTCTGCCCACCAGTCATGGAGGCCTTGTAGCGGCCCTGAGTGCCCATGTTCTTGAAGGTGCCCTCCATCTGGAGCATCCCCTTCGCCATGTCTTCTCCCAGAATCCCAGCCAGAGCCACCAGGAGTTCGCCTGTGTCTTGCAAGCGGAAGTTGTAAAGCGCCATGTTGGCGGTGCCTTCCATGATGGCTGCAACAAAGGACCGGCTGTTCATGCCCGCCATTTGAGCCATCTTCCCGAAATCCGCCATGGAATCGTCCAGGGCACGCATCCTCATGCCGAAGTTGTCCAACATCCTCTGTTGGAGAGTGGCAAGTTCAGTGCTGCTTATCCCCAATGCTTTGGTCTGCTTGACCCCGAACATCATGGCGCGGGTGTACCCTGTCACGGCTGTGGTCGCGTCTGTGTACCCCTTCAACTCTCGTACAGTGAGTCCAGCCTCGTTCATGGCCCCCACGAACTTGAATGCTTCCTCAGCCGAGATGTGCATCGACCGTGAGACACGGGACATAGACTTCCGCATCGCGCCGAGAACTTGCTCCAAGTTCTGCGTATTGTCTGCCATCAGGTCGTAAGCAGACGCTCCTTCCAGAATGGCCTTGTTCCAGGCTTTGACCTTCCCGTAGGCGGCAGCCATGACGGCCACGACGCCCGCGATGGCCGCAGCAGCGCCCGCGATCACCCCAGCCATCGCGCCGAGTTTGGCGGCAAACTTGCCCATCCCCTTCAAGACGCTGCCGCCCCTGCCGCCCATCTTCGCGCCACGCTTCATCAAGTTTTTGCCGCCGCTGACCAGAGATCCCCGGTGCTTCTTGATGCCCTCCCCAAACCCTTTGATGAGATCCTCGGGGTTGAGGTTGTCCAGGGTCAGCCCTTTGTTCACCAGGCCGGTGAAGGTGTCGGCTGCGTCTTGCGCCTTGTCCTCAAACTTGCGGCCAGCCTTCTCCATCCCCTCCTCGTACAACTTGACGATGTCTTCCTGGGCTGACTTACGCTCGTCGATCATGTCCCGCATGGCGTCTTGCTCGCGGGTGATCATGCTCTCCAGTTCGCGCTTTTTCTCTTGAAGCCGTTCCTTCTGCTTCTTGTCCTTCACCACCTCAATGGCGTTGCTGTAGTGGGCCATGTCCTGGGCGAGTTTCGCGATGTTGTCGCGCTTGGTCATGAACTCGTCGCGCAGAAGCGATGCTTGCTCCTTGTGGCCCACCTTGATGGCATCCGTGAGCGCGGAGGCATAGGACTTTTTCAGTTCCTTGTGGGTGGCCTTGATCGCCCCCGAGAGACCCATCTCGGCGGCCCCACCGACCGTCTTCTCAATGTCGCGTTGTGCCCTCGCCACGTCCTTGACGTTCAGCAGAAGGTCGGCAGCGAGTTCAATGGGCACTGACATGGCGGCTCCTCTACTGAGAAAGGGTCATAGAAAGACTATGACTTGAGGCGGGGGTTTCGGCGGGAGATCTTGTCCTGTAGGGACTCCTTCTTGGGGGTGCTTTCTTCCACTGGGTCTGCTGCTTCAGGACGACCCGAGGTTCCGATCCAGCCCACCTCTACGTCGGTCTTGACGTACTTATCGAAACGGTCGTGCTCTGGGGACGAGGTCTGAACGCGGGCGGTGGGTTGCCGCAAAACTTCTGGGTTGATCTGAGCCAACTGCTCTGGCGTGTAGCCGACGATGGTGGTGCGTCCGCTGATCCCACGGGTTTCGACCTGTTCCCGTGCCTTTTGCAAGGCAGCCTGGCGCTCTTGCCGTGCCTTCTCCAAGCGTGCTCTGTGGAACTCCTTGTACTGCTCCACCATGTGATCGTGGTAGTCCTTCTCGCCACGCACGGCCCGCATGAGTTCTTCTTGCATCTCCTCGACCGTCTGGGAGGCGTGAACCTTCGGCACCGTGAACTCCTGGCCGTTGACCGTAACTGTGATGGGCTTTTGGTCTTCTCTCTCACCGCTGATGACCCAGTTGATGGCATCCTCGATGGCCTTCTGTTGGCGGGTCTTTCTTTTCTCCTCCCATTGGTCAGCGGATTTCCGCAGTTGCTTCGCCCCTTTATTGGTCATGGACCCCACGATGGAGCGGGTGTGCTGCCATTGCCGAAGGTCGTCGTCGAACACATCATCGGCATGGTTGTACGCCGCCCACAGGCGCTGCACTACGTTCTGGACTTCCTCCGGGCGTCCCAGGTTTTTCCAGAGATGTCGTGAGTAAGTCTCGTTGCAGAAGGCATGGGTGATGCGCGTGGCACGGTGAATCCTGTTCCTCAACCCAAGGATGTACGGGTGAAAGACCTCCAGGTGTTCCCACCGAGTGTTCTCCAACCACTCCTTGAAGATGTAGTAGGGCGCGTTTGGCTCGCGGGGATCAATGACAAGCCCGTTCACCATGTAGACCGAAGCCGCCACATGGTGACGCTTCCAGTTTGCTTCATCTCCGAACGCCCGAAGGAGGAAGTTTTTCTCGGCTTCAGGGCCGAGGGTGCGGAAGACAACGTAGGAGTCTTCTATCTGCACCGTCTGGTGCAGGAAGCCCCCAGTGATAAGTTCTTCTACATCCTTGTAGATGAACCGCCGTCGAGCCGCTTCTCGGAGAAGGGAATCCTCAGCGGCCTCCCGAAGAAGTGCCTCACGATCCATCGGGCACCATCAGCGTGATGGCTTGAAGTGAGGGTTCTCCGTGCTCTGTGGCCCCTTCTTGGTCTTTCTCCCCTTCTTCTTCTTAGGTGCGCTCTTGCGCCCACGCGGTGACACTTCCTCTTTAGGGAGCCGGTAGGCGTCCACGCCGTCCACGGATCCTACCTGTACGGCATCCCGAAGGGGATCACGCGGTTCTTCCGTCGCTGCCACCTGAGCCGCCTGAGCAGCACGGCGTCTGGCTTCCATGATCCTGGCTTCTTCGGCGGCCACGACCTCGGGGTCGTCCCCGTCACCGAAAGAGGACATGACCTCCCCAGGAACCTGGGTGCCCGTGGAAGTAGGGAAGGAGGATGGTGGGGGAGAGGACTGCGGGATCACCGACTTCCGCGCTCCCTGCACGACAGGGGCTTCGGGGGTGGTTTCTACTTCTCCCCCTTCTTCCTGCGCCGCAGGAGTGGCAGATTTGCCCTGGTTCTCCGGGTTCCGCCCACGCTTCTTCTCCTCCTCCATACGGTCTTTGGCGAGGATCCCCTCGGCCTCTGAGCGGATGAGGGCTTCGTTGGCCTCCACCTCCAGTGCCTGCCCTGCTTTGACCAGGTTGGTGATCTGCTGGGCGGTGACACTGGGATCACCTTTGGCTCGGGTCGCCCGGTCCTTTCTCAGTGCGGCCAGGCGAGCCGTCACCCGTTCGATTTCTGCGTCCAGGTCCGGCATTGTGGTTTGGGCGATCTCATCTGCCTTGTCGGCAATCTTTTGGACGAGATCACCGTAGCGAGTAAAGCAGATGGTGATCATGGCTCGGGACCACTCCTGGACGATTCCTCGCATCGCGATGCCACGAGGCACCTGTACGGGAGTGCCGTTCTCCAGAGTCTCCCCTGTAAGGACATACTTCTCCTCGCGGAGATCGAAGTCATCCACCTGCACGATGGAGTTGGCGATGATCTCAATCCTGAATCTGTCGAAGTAGTCCATGGCCGCAGCACGGCTCATGTTGTCGTTGGAGTCCAACCCTTCTTGTGCCTGGATGTCGTCCAACACGGACGAGGC